CAGCCTCCTCTTTTGGGACATTGAAAGCCCTGCCGTTGGACATACCCTCGTTGCCTTGCCAGCTAACAAGATCGACGTTATATGTTTCGCCTGAGCAATGGTTTGTTATTCTAACTTCATAAGTCATTTTAAACGCTCCCTTTTATCTGATTTCAAGTTCGATATCGTGATAATTGCAGTAACCGATAAGCTGATAAAACTGGCCTTCATCAATAAAACCATCACATATTCCGGCGGTTATCTCGCCGCTATCTGACAGATTCAACCAAAAGGCATATTCAACCGAATCTTTTACATTTTCTATATCGTCAAAATTCAGGATCTTTGCAGTCCATGCCGCGCTGAATTGGGTTAAGCCTGTTGCCACGTTCATGCCCAGAATGGTGCTGATATGGCTAACCGAAAACGTCCATTTAGACAGGGCGTTGGCAGATATGGTTTTGGTTTCATCAGACATTTTACGACTCCTTTTTGTCTGTTTGTTAATTCTAGATTAATTGATTATGCGTGATTGTCAACCGATTCTTCACTCGTTTTTGCGCGTGAATTTTCAACCGAATTTTCAACCGATTTTTTAACCGATTCCGATAGCCATTCGCTAGGCAATAACCGCGCTAGGTCATGGCTGGGGCTTGCCTGATCAGCATCAAACAGCTGATCAAACATAGCCTGCATCTGTTGCAGATGTTTCATAGGTGATTTTGACTCCGTTTCTGTTATGCCATTATTGGCGGTTTAAAGCCCGACTAGGCTTTATCTATACCCTGCCAGCTAAGCCAGCAGGGCATGAATAAAGGCTAGTAGGATAAACCCGCTTTTTCGCAACGTATGATATAGCGGCGCAATATATCGCCCATTTTGATTAGCGTTTCTGTTTTGTAATCGCTTAAAATATCTAGATGCATGTTATCATCATCAACGCCAAAAAAGGCTGGCCTATATTGCCAAGATTCGGGGGTGTCATCTTTCCGTAACTGCAGGGCATCACAAATAGAGAAATGCCAGTTTACGGCCTCGCCCCATTTATCGTGCCAATCGCTTAGCATATTAATATCAGCTTTTAATCGCTTTATTTCTCGCATGATTTTGACTCCCTTTTCATGTTAGGCACAATTGCCATATAAACACCGACTAGCGGCATTTATAAGGCAAGGCGGGTAACAGTACCCGCCAAGCCTAAACCGCTATCAAGCGGCCTTAAATGAGCGCTTGCCAGCGCCATGAGCAACGATAGCGATCGATTTTGGGGATTTGCTGGAAGTACCAGCGCATAAACCGCAATCTTGGCAGGTAGTCCGTTTTCCGGCCTCTTCACTAGCAGGGCAAAGTATTTCTTTACCAGATACCAGATCCGCGACTCGCTCGATTACCCTAAATGTTCTCTTGCCTTGCGACCATGCCTGAAAAGCCTGAAATTCTGATTCAACCGATTGCATATATAGGGCGGGATTAAAATCGGCTTCCGGTAAATCGGCTTGGTGACTGTATCCGGTAAAGCCTTTAGCCTTGCTGATCAATTCCTGCCAGATAGCGGCGGGGATTGCTGATCCGTCGCCATATGCGCCGATCCGTACCATACGATCCGCGCCAAGATCAGAGCGATCCATAAAAGGCTGATCATCAATATGCGGATATTTTCCGGCCTTGTACTGTTTATAGACAGTCAAAGGGGCATGAAATAGCGTTACATAGCAGGATCTGTTTTTGGCTGTTTTCTTTTCGGGATCTGTATGGGTTTCACCTCTATGGGTACAATTGCCGCAAATGCTAAAATCTTCTCCGGATTTGTTAGCGGTTAGCGGGTCGATATCGGAGCGGATTATAAACGTCTGGATCATTGCGCCCGTTTTAGTGTTCCGGCTGTTACCAGTTAAGGCGATTGCCACAATTGGCTTTCCGTCTAACAGGCTTGCGCCCTCATATATGATATATCCGTTTGGGTTTTTCATAGCGTGACTCCCTTTTTAGGTTGGTTAAAACGTAAATCCTACATAAACGGTTTTATTGGATTTGATGAAAATTTCGCGGTTCATGTCATAGTAATCGGAACATGAATAAGAATCGCTTTCCTTGTCATAGTGATTAATGACATAAACGGCTTTGGCGTCTGGCTGGCGCTTGATAAGATCGCCTTCGCCTTGATGCCGGATAGCAATAGCGGTTAACTCTTCACCGTCTTTGTTGATTACGATATTCATGATTAAGCCTTTCTGATTAACGATTAACGATAGGGATAAGTTAATCTGGAATTAAGTATTAGGCAAGCGAAATCGAACAATTATATAGCATAGGGCAAAATTAGGGGCGTTTTTAACCGTGATACAGTTAATAAATACACGGGCGCGCGCACGAATCGGGATTGCTTGCTGGCCTGATTCGGTTTGATTCGGTAGCGGCAGGGGTGGATATACTACCTATGGGCGTTACATCCTATGGTTATCTAATAATATCAGGGGGTTAGCTTGTTTGAGGCTGGCAATATTGCTTCCATAATATACGTTATGCGACAAAAGCGCGGATAAGTAGCAAAAACCCGCCGAATACCCCCCCCTGAAAATATCGCGGGGGGCGGGTATAAATTATACATACCCAGTAACTCCCCTCCCCTAACCCCCCATTCTTGCAATGATTAACCGCATCGGCTATACCTCGATCATGTCCAAAAAATCCAAACACGCCTCAAAGCCCCTCACAGTCTCTCAGAGAGCCTCGGCTTGTTCCAAGTTTCTTGACCTAGTTGCAAGCGGGATGTCTGCTCGTAAGGCTTGTATGCGCGATGATATGCCCTCATATGTGACCATGTGGAAGTGGCTCAAAGATGATGATGACTTCCGTAGCAAGTACCAAGTCGCCACTGAGTTACGCGCACAGGGCATAGACGATCAGATTGACGATACTATTGCTGAGATGCGTAGCGGCGAGATTGACGCTCAGACTGCACGGGTGATTGTAGACACCTACAAATGGAGAGCCGCCAAGCTATATCCTAAGCTGTACGGCGATAATCAGAAGATTGATGTCGAGCATAAGGTCACCAGCTTTGTTGACGAGCTGAAACTTGCCGCCGCCCAGATTGAAGCCAAACGGTTAGAAGCGAACACTATTGAAGGCGAAGTGACCCCCCCTTCGGATGCTGTTGAATGACATCTCCCCATAGTGCCAAGAATCCAAAAAAGACGCTTACCACTGATTTGCTGGTACAGTTACACGCTGACCCTGTGTTGTTTGTTGAGAGCATCCTTGGTGCCAAGCCCCAGAAGTGGCAGGCCGATGCCCTCATGGCAGTTGCAAGAAATGACAGGGTGTCTATCAAGTCTGGTCACGGTGTGGGCAAGACTGCGTTTCAGTCATGGCTGGTATTGTGGTGGCTATTGACGCATTACCCTTGCAAGGTGGCTGTCACTGCGAATACGGCGCACCAGTTGAGCGATGTGCTGTGGACAGAGATAGACAAGTGGGCGAGGCAGTTGCCAGAGGGCTTCAAGAACCTTCTGGAGTTTAAGAGCGACAAGATCAGCTTGAAGGGTGCAAGCGACAGTTTTGCCGTTGCAAGAACCAGCCGTAAAGAGAACCCAGAGGCACTTCAGGGCTTTCACTCTGAGAATATGCTGTTTCTGGTAGAAGAGGCATCTGGTGTGCCGGATGTCGTGTTTCAGGTGGCTGAGGGTGCTTTGTCTACCGCTGGCGCTAAGACGGTCATGTGCGGGAACCCCACCAGATCAGATGGGTTTTTCTATGAGAGCTTCCACGGTCAGCGCCACATGTGGAGTAATATCACCGTTTCTTGCCACGATGGAGAGTACGTTTCTGAGGACTTTTTAGCCAATATGGCTGATAAGTATGGCGAGGAAAGCAATGTTTACAGGGTGCGCGTTCTGGGCGAGTTCCCCACGCAGTCTGATGATGTGCTGGTGCCGCTGTATATTGTTGAGGAAGCCACAAAGAGGGATATAGAGCCTAGCCCTACCACGCCCGTTGTGTGGGGTTTGGACGTTGCAAGATTCGGCGGGGACAGAAGTGCGCTGGCAAAGAGGCAAGGGCAAGCCCTTTTAGAGCCAATCAAGACTTGGCAGAACAAAGACCTGATGGAACTGGCGGGTATTGTCCTGACAGAGTATGAGGCTTGCAACTATCAGAGCAGGCCGCAGGCGGTTTATATTGATGCTATTGGCCTCGGTGCAGGTTTGGCTGATAGGCTAAGAGAGCTAGACCTTCCCGCCGTGGCTATATCGGTCAGCGAGACAGCCAGCCTAAAAGAGCGCTTTGGCAGGTTGCGCGATGAGTTGTTCTGGAACGCGAGAGAGTGGTTTGAGGGCAGAGACGTAAAAATACCTGATGACGATACGCTGATACAGGAGATTACCGCCATAAGGTATAAATACCTCAGCACTGGTAAACTAAAGGTTGAAAGTAAAGACGAGATGAAACGCAGAGGGCAAAGAAGCCCAGATGTGGCGGATGCTTTTGTGCTGACCTTTGCAGAACAGGGTGCTGTTGCTAGTGGCTACAGTAGAAGTTATACTTCAAGGCGTGAAGTAAACGTCAACAGAAAGTGGATCGTATGACCAATGTGGTTGATTTTCCAAAGAGAGAACTAGATATCAGGGTCACTCTTGAGAATGACGAGGAGCGCTTAGACAGCCTTGAGGACAGAGTTAACGCCCTAGCCGAGATTATGGATTTGAACATACAAGGGCTGTACCACGTTGTTGATGCGGATGCTGAGGAAGTGATGATGACCTTGTTGCAGTTGTCAGCTATTTGGGCTGTGAGAGCCGGATTGCCGCCAGAGGAATACGAGGCGCTTGTTAGAAGCACTAGATTAGAGGTGATACACGATGCCCCCTAAAGCTCCCAAAGACCCCCGCCTAGCCAGAGCAGGGGTGTCTAAATATAACCAATGTAAGCGCACACCCAACCATCCGACTAAGAGTCATGTCGTTGTGGCAAAAGAGGGTGACAAGATTAAGTTGATACGCTTTGGTCAGCAGGGTGCAAAAACTGCTGGCGCTCCTAAGAAGGGTGAGAGCGAGGCTATGAAGAAAAAGCGAAAGGCGTTTAAAGACCGCCACGCTAAAAATATCGCTAGGGGCAAAATGTCAGCGGCGTATTGGGCTGACCGTTGCAAGTGGTAGCCCTTTATAGCAAAACATAAATATGTTATTTTATCTCAGGAGATTATTATGGCTACTTATCAAAGTTCAAAGAAAAACAAGAAAAATAAAAAACCTCAGCCAGACCGCAGTGTGTTTGGCACTTATGTAGCGCCTATTTTTTCTACTATCGGAAACCAGTTTACTGGCAGAGCCGCTTTGTTCGGCGTTGACAAAAGCAAAACCCAAAAGGGAAGGGATAGGAACTGAAGGCCTACGGTAAAAAGAAATCAGGCGGCAAAACCAAAACAGGCAAATACTGTGGCGGCAA